TGATTATTACCGGGACTATGGGCATCGAGCCGCAGGAGGAAGGGGTCGCCATAATAGCCATAGAAAACGGCAATCCCCGTGGCGCGGTCTGCTTCGTAGATTTTTCAGACTGCACCATACCGAAAATTACGGGGACAGATGACACGTTTTTAGAAGTTTTGGGTTACGGGGTAATATATGTTTTTGGCCTGAAAATAGATATAGCCGGTGTGGGGCTATATGTGCACTCGAGCAGGAGTCATTTTGACAGCTGCAATATTACCTGTGCCGCTTCATGGATAGACGGAACAGAGAGCCGCTTTGTAAACTGCTCATTTAAGTGCATTTCTCCGCATAATATGCTTTACGTCACGGGCCATGACCATAACTTTCGGGACTGCTCGTTTGAGACGACAGGTATACTTAGCGTACACAGTGCGCATACCAGCTTTGATAACTGCTATGTAAACGGAATGATAAACTTAGTCGGTGCAAAAAACAGCTTTACGCGCTGCTATATGGCCGGTTTTCAGGACATACTAAATGTTACCGGCCCGGATAACCGCCTTGCTGAGTGCTATATCAATGGCGGTATGTACGGCGTGATTATATCTTCTTATATGAGCGGCATTATCCGACTCACGGGCTGTAAAATCATAGCGCATGGTACGGGTATATCCGTTCTGACCGCGAACACCGACGCCGAGGTTAAACTGGTTGGTTGTGCGGTCAGAGGCAATATTCATGATGTTCAGCAAGGTTCGGCAGCGTCCACCGTCAAATGGTTTATCGAAGGCAACTCCTTCAGTTGCATGGGCATCACGGTTGACGGCGCGGCTGAAATACCGTATAAGACAAACGCGCATATCTATTTTCCTATGTACGCTAATCAATTCTACCGCAATATATCAAATTAGGAGGCCGGATCATATGTTCAAAAAAGAAATGTTGGAACCGAAGCAGCCGCCGGAATACTACGAGGTGCTGCCGGAGTTCAATTCAGCCGGGCGACTGTGCAACTACCACACGGGATACAGGGAGGGCGAAACGGAGAGCGGGCTTGTCCGCGTCATGGCGGACGAGTGGGAACGATTCAACCGGCTTGCGGGCCGTCAGCATGAAATTGCTGACGGTCTTGTTATGTTCAACTCAGAGCTTGAACCCTGTACGCCGGCCGGGGCCGAGCCCGCGCCGAAGCCCGGCAGACGGCAAAGCAAAGGAGAAGCAAAGTGATGAAGTTTGTTAAAGGCTACAGGGCGGTTGCCTTGATCCAGATATTCATGTGCCTGTGCTTTTTTATCAATCCGGGCACGGAGGCTTACGGGCGTCTGTTCGGCGTCATATCCTTTGTTGGCGCCGGTGTGCTTTTCTTCGGGTCGTTATTGGCATATATCACGCCAAAACGATGGACGCTCTGGCTTATGGCGCTCACCATGCTGTGCCTGATTGCTTTTAATTCGGTCTGGTTTGTATGGCACGGTGTTTTTATGACGACAGGGTTTCCGCTCATTGCCTACGATCTCATGTTTGTCGTTGCAAATATGCACTTCTTAGGGAAGGGGCTGTGACAGATGAGCTTGGAAGATATATTGTGTATGCTCGGCGGCGGTCTCGGCGTTTTTCTCCTGAAGGCGTATGCGGACTGGCATGAGAGAAAGCGCGGGGACACGAAAGCTGTGATCGGGGCTTGGCAGCAGATTGCGGACAGGGAAACCGGTCGCCTCGAAAAGCTGGAAACCCGCGTTACCCTGCTTGAAAAGATCGTGCTGGAAAAGGACTTCTACATCAAACAGTTGGAGCACATCATCATAGACGCGGGGCTTAAATTACCTGATTTTGATACTATTTTAGCTTCCGTCGAGATTGGTATCATATCAAAAAACAGGAAGGATGAAGAAAATGAAAATTGATTGGGTTAGCAAACTGACAAGCCGCAAGTTCTGGGCGGCGATCGTGGGGTTTATCACCCCGCTTATTATCATAGGCGGCGGTTCGGCGGAACAGGCCGCGCAGATAACCGCCATCATCATGAGCGGCGCGGTGGTCATCGCGTACATTATCGGCGAAGGGCTGGTGGACGCCGCCCGCGCAAAAATCGAGGAGGGAGATCAGGATGAACATAGTCCAGCAGATGAGCGTCAGGAATGACTGCTATATACGCAACGTCAATAAGGCCGACAGCCGGTACACTACCTTCCAGACGCGCGGCCCGCTCGGGCTTATGATCCACAGCGTCGGGTGCCCACAGCCGAAGGCGCAGGTTTTCGCCGACACATGGAACCAGCCGGGCAAAGAGGTCGCCGTGCACGCCGTACTTGAACCCGGCAGGATCATCCAGTGCCTGCCGTGGAATTACCGGGGCTGGCACGCAGGCGGTGCGGCGAATGATTCGTATACCGGGGTGGAGATGACCGAGCCCGCGACCATCAAATACACGGGCGGCGCGTCATGGGTGGAGACCGGCGACGGTGTAAACACAAAAGCCCACGTCCTCGCCACCTACAAGACCGCCGTGAATCTCTTTGCCTATCTCTGCGACATTTACAAACTCGACCCGCTGAAAGACGGCGTTATCATTTCCCACAGCGAGGGGTACAGGCGCGGGATTACCAGCAATCACGGCGACGTTGAGCACCTCTGGAGCAAGTTCGGGCTGTCTATGCCGAAGTTCCGCACCGACATAAAAGCGAAGATCGCGGAGATGAATGCGCCGCCTGCTCCCGTACCTGACGCGCCGTCGTCCTGGGCGGCGGAGGCGTGGGAATGGGCCAAGGCAAACGGGATCACCGACGGCACCAACCCGCGCGGCAGCATTACCCGCGAACAAACGGCGACCATGCTCTGGCGGTTTAGCCGGTTGACGTAATTATTGCAGGCAGCTTTAGAGGCGGTTCCACTTCGGGGCCGCCTCTATCTTTTGAGGAGGCGATCCCGTGAATACGCTTGAAAAAGAAAAAATCCGATACCTACGCAGCGAAGGGTTGGGGTATAAGGCGATTGCCTCCCGGCTGGACTTATCCGTGGACGCCGTGAAAGGCTTTTGTCGGCGCGAAGGGCTGGACGGCAAGATTGTCGAAAGTACCGGCGACGCTTGCCGCCAATGTGGGATGCCGCTGATTAAGTCCGGCGCCCGGCAGAAAAAGTTTTGCTCAGATACCTGCCGGAGTGCATGGTGGAATAGCCGAACTTATCTCACAACCCCAAAAGAAGAAAATATGCGCGTCTGCATTTACTGTGGACACGTTTTTTACAGTAGCCAGAAAGCGAAGAAAAAATACTGTGGCCATCCCTGCTATATTGCTGCACGATTTGGAGGTGAAAGGTTATGACCCCGGAGCAATTTGAACGAGAAAAGAAATACCAAGCAGCGCTGGCCGTCGCCCGCGCCATGCTTAAAAACGGCATTATTACCGAGGACGATTTTGAAAAAACCGAGGAGGTTTTGTATATCAAATTTTGTCCTTTTATCGGCGCTTTTCAGCCTGAAAAGGCTTGATTTAACTGTGTTTAAGGGTAAGCTGTGACAACAGAAAGGAGGGCGTTTTTATGAAAAGAATAATTGAAAACATAACGCCGCTCACTATGCGCGAGTCTATCTTCCAACAAAAGCGCGTCGCAGCTTATGCCCGAGTATCAACCGGCAAAGACGCGATGCTGCACAGTCTTTCCGCGCAGGTGAGCCAGTACAGCGGTATGATCCAGCAGCGCCGGGACTGGCAGTACGCCGGGGTGTATGCCGACGAAGCCTACACCGGCACCAAGCAAAACCGCCCCGGCTTCCAGCGTATGCTGAAGGATTGCCGGGCCGGTAAAATCGACATGATTATCACCAAGTCGATTTCACGTTTTGCCCGCAATACCCTGACCACGCTCCAGACCGTCCGGGAACTCCGGCTGCTGGGCGTGGACGTATTTTTCCAAGAGCAGAGCATACACACCATCGGCTGCGATGGCGAACTTTTATTGACACTTCTCGCAGCTTACGCACAGGCGGAGGCGGAATCGGCCAGCGAAAACCAAAAGTGGCGCATTAAGGCCAACTACGAAAAAGGCCTGCCGTGGAGCATCACCATGTACGGCTTTAAGCAGGTCGGCAACAAGCTGGAGATCGTGCCGGAGGAGGCTGAAATACTGCGACTGTTCGCGGATTTATATCTCGAAGGCTACGGCGAGGTTCAGCTTGCACGGGCGCTGGAAAAGGCGGGCATACGGGGCAGGCAGGGCGCTATTATGCGGGCCAATGTACTAAAAGACCTGCTTTTTAATGAAAAAATTGTTGGTGATTTATTGCTTCAAAAGGTGTATATCAGCGACCCGATTGAAAAGAAGGCCTGCATTAACCGGGGCGAAAGGCAGCAATACTTTGTCCGGGACAGTCATGCGGCTATTCTCGACCGGGAAACCTACGCCCGCCTGCTGGCGGAGCGTGATCGCAGGGCGGCAAAGTATTTGCCGGTGGAATCGCGGGGGCCACATCCAAGTTACCCGTTTAGCAGTAAAATGGTGTGCGGAACCTGTGGCGCGAATTATCGGAGGAAGATCACTAACGCCGGAGGTAAATACGAGAAGCCGGTCTGGATATGCCCCACCTTCAACAGCAAGGGCAAAGACCGCTGCAACGCCCAGCAAATCCCGGAGGACATTCTCCAAGATACAGCGGCGCGGGCGCTGGAGCTTACAGCGTTCGACGAGGCCATATTCAATAAGGCAGTTGTCGCGATCAGGGCGCCGGAAAACGGTGTCCTTATTTTTATTATGAAGGACGGCGCCGAGGTACAGGTGGAATGGCAGAACAGATCCCGCCGGTATAGCTGGACGCCGGAAATGAAAGAACAGGCACGGGCCGACGCGCTGCGGGGCCACAGCATGAGAGGAGGGGCAGCACAATGAATACAGCAACTATACAGCGGAATGTAACGATCATCCCGGCGAAAATGACCCTGCCGTTCAACGTATTATCTTCTTCCGCCCTTCGGCGCGTGGCGGGTTATGCGCGGGTATCAACCAACGACGAGGAGCAGCTTACCAGCTACGAGGCACAAGTGGATTATTTTACAAACTATATCAAGGCCAACCCGGAGTGGGAGTTTATCGAGGTATATACCGACGAAGGCATCTCGGCAACCAGCACCAAAAAGCGCGACGGCTTTAATAGAATGATCGCCGACGCGCTGGACGGGAAAATAGACCTCATTATTACAAAGTCGGTCTCCCGCTTCGCCCGCAATACCGTGGACACTCTCACCTATGTCCGCGAGCTCAAGAGCAAAGGCGTTGAGATATATTTCCAAAAAGAAAATATCTACACCCTCGACAGCAAGGGCGAGCTTCTTATCACCATTATGTCCAGCCTTGCCCAAGAGGAGAGCCGCTCCATCTCAGAAAATGTGACGTGGGGTATGCGTAAGCGGTTCTCGGACGGAAAGGTTAGCCTGCCATACAAACGCTTTCTCGGCTACAAGAAAGGCTCGGACGGATTTCCGGCCATCGTGGAAGAAGAAGCGGAGATAGTGCGGCTCATATACCGCCTGTTCCTATATGGCAAATCCCCCAGCTTCATTGCCTCTCTGCTGACCGACGAAGGGTTCCCGACGCCGGGCGGCAAGACCAAGTGGCGGCCCAACGTGATTA